AGAAAGTAGAACTACGAAAATCTGTTTCTCCCCATTTTTCTTCTGTCCTCGTTGTTTGCTTGAAATTAATTTCAAAATTTAGTCTGTTCATTCCGCTTTGGAACGGAACCCAACTATCGCTGTCAATTGATGGTGTAATTCCATCTGGAATTTCTTCTTCTGAGTAGTATAACCACCATGTTTTTGGGTTGTCATTATACCCTGCGTGTTCTTTGCCTTCAATGTCCCAAACCCAATAGAGTTTGTCATACACTTGAATTTGAAATAATTTTCTCATTTTACTTTGAGTTTTACTGTTATCCATTTTGATTTTTAGGCTGTAAACTTGGTTTCAATTTGAACTTTCGAAGTTCGTATTTCATTCCTTTTTTGATCTCAAAGCACTCACACCAATATTCACCATCTCTGAGAACTACTGTGAATGTTCGCGGTTCCTTCCATGATCTGTATTTCTTTGAGTTAGTTGGTTTTCCATTGTTGATATCGACCATTACTCTGATCTTCATGCCCGGATAAACCTCCGTGATTTCTGGTTTTTCTTCCATCATTGTAGGTATTGAAGTAAATATCTGCCTGTTGCCTCCAGTGAATGCCTTTCCACAATCGTGTTTCGAACAAAGTCAGAAAGTAGTTTGTAATCAACCCTGTCAAGTGCATTGAGATTTTCAACTTTCAGATTGAATTCAATTTCTGAATTCGCGATGAAAAATGGTAGTTCGCCATAAGCCTTCCGGTACACATAATCGTGAAGAAAGTTGGTGATCACTGGTTTTCCCATAGCTGCCGCCTCCCATGCGGTTACTCCGGCGTTGCCGTAAACCTTTCCTTTTTGCTCTGTTGCGAACATTTCAATGTAAACATCACACTTTGACATTCTTCGAAGGTTTTCTTCGTGGTGAAGTCTTTTGTTTGAGGTCTCGAAATCTGCGTCCAATTGCGACATCATGCGAACGATTTTACTTGTCCCTTTCACCTCTGGATTCGAAGGATAGTGCGCAAATTTTATCCTCCACCCGGTATTTTTCTTCTGCTGAATCTTTTCGGTATCAATCGCAGTGGCTACATAGGTCACAAGTTTTGCCCCCAATTCCATGAACTCAGGTGAATCGGTGAATGTCCTTTCCACAACTTTATCGAATATGGCATTGAGATTTTCAGAATCCTGCCTGTACCTGGTTCCTGTGTGGATAACGAAGACCCTTTTAGATTTTGGTATCCAGTCAACGAATTTTGCAAATGAGTGGCCAATAATCACACATTCAGCATTTTTGATAGCTTCCATCATTTGAGACTGTGAAACTCTTGTGGATTGCTCCGTATATCCAAATTGATGCGGTTTCAGCGTCAATGATTCTGATTGTACGCCAATTGACCTGAGTGACTTAGATAGATTGAAGCAAAGATTTGCATAATCTACGTGGTTGATGAATAGGACTTTCATGACCTTCTATATTCAAGTAAGTAAACCTTTGGTGCTATCTGCCAAACCGTGCTTTCCCAATCATTGAAATTTCGATTGAAGTCTGAAATCTCCAGCTTGTGAGTGTGGAATTCGTCTGCTTCAATTCCTATTCCTGTGAGAAATACCACATTCCTTTTTGCAATTCTTTTGATGTTCTGACAAGCAAGGTCAAAATCCTGACATCCATCCATTACGGCAAATGCGCAAACGGTGTCGATGGTCTTCATTAGTGTAAAGTGATTCACAACGTGATCTTCTTCGATCATTCCGTGAAATACATCTTCCGATAAAGGAACCGCGTCAAGGCCGTAATACTTCACTTCTTCTGGAATGCAGCCTTTGAGATAACAAGATCCGCAACCTACATCGAGAAGCGTATTTCCGATTTGGACTTTCTTCATGTGCGCTGCATAGTCTGAAACCGGGGATTCGGTTCTGAAATTGTCATTTGTATGACCGACCTCTTTTCGTCTGTTGATCAGGTTGTCAAGGCGATCTTTCCACGTTGATTTTTCTACTCTCATTTGTTGTAAAGGTGTATGATTATTAAAATGATTGCGATCCACATCAGACAGCTTGCTGCCATAACAATGATGTAGCCAATTGATCTGTCGTTTAATTTCATGGCAATAGTTCTTTTTTTGGTAACGAAATTACGTGAGCATAGCATCGGTCCTGATATTGCGATCCAAATCGATTCCTGGCGTTATCCGGCCTTCCTTTTTGGTAAAAGTATATCTTGTCGCGAATAACTCCGATTCGATCTTTTCCAGCCATTTCCATGCAGGAAAACATCAGGTGACTTTCGGTAGTTGCTTTGATCCATTCTCCATCCATCTTAAATTCTTCTGCTGGAACCAAATCAAACAGCCATTTTCTCATGGTGTTCGGTGCTGTTGATCGATAAGAAACTTTCCTGTAGTTCCTGTCCCTGTGAGTTTGGCTATCGAAATCAAGATTGAAATTCCTCGGTAAGCCTCTTTTCATTTGATCAGTCCAATTGCCGTATGTGACGATCTTTCCTTTCTGATACTCAGAATCGATTCTTGCAAGTGCGTCGGGTAGTAAATAATCATCCATTCCAACCAGTACAATGATGTCGTTATCCATTCCACACTTTGAGGCCATAATTCGATTGGCTGCTGCTCCGATATTCCTTTGGTTTCGAATTTTCGTAACCCTTGGATCGGTGATCATGTCAATCTTGTCCCATGTATGATCTGTGGATTCGTCGTCAACGAATACCGCAACCCATTCACGAGATTGTTTACAAAGCGATTCATAGCACCTTGTTACATATTGCTCACAGTTGAATCCTGTGACAATAATCAGAAACCTGTTGGATTCTTTTATTTTCAATTGGTCGCTCATTTGAATATTGGGTTTTTGGTCAACGCATAAAGGTTCTTATTGACATTTTTAAGCCTTTTGTAGATATTGAATTTCTCTTTTCTACCTTCGGTTACGGTGAATAGATTTAGAAGATCATTTCTTTTCTTCCGAAGAAACATCTCCTGTTCTATGTCGCTTTGAAAAATATCTTTCTGCATTGATGATTCGAGTGTTGAATGTTACTGCTGATGGTAGTGTTGGCAACTCAACTACTATGTTTTTGTGGACTACTTTGAATCCGGTTTTTGTTATGATGATCATGCCGTTGATACGGTAGATTTTCTGATTTGTTCTAGTTCTTTGGTCATCTTCCTGTACTTCTGAATCAATTCTTTGATCTCAGGCAGTGTCAACCTCAACTCTGTTTGCTTCCTTGATTCAAGTGACAGAAATCTTTCTTCGCCGATTCTTGATATCAATCCTTCCCGATACGCCAAAACATTTCCGTGTAGCTTTCTGTTGCAGTTATTACCGCATTGCTTATGAACGTTGTCTTCATCAAATCTCAGGTTTGGATAAGCTCCTACGGTATAAAAATGACCTGCATGATATTGAACATTGGCAGTCGTACCACAACTGATACATGGCATTTTGCAATCTCTTTCACGAATGTAAGCATTGAATACTTGCTGGAGAAGTTGCAACCAATCCGAAGTAGTGAGAAGTTTTTCTTTGCGCTCTTTCTTTTCTTCCTTCCACTTTTTCGCACTTTCCTTTTTCAATTGAATTGATGCGTATTCAATTGCACATTTTGGAGAACAAACCGATTGCAGTTTTGAGTAGCTCGGTTTGAACTGAATCTTACACGCTTTACATTTTGCCATGATCAGGGTGGTGTCGGGTTACTTACTGCCTTTTTTCGGCTTCAATGTCACTGTTTTTTCTGCCTTCGCTTTTGGCTGTTTTCCATTGAGGTCATCTTCGAATTCAAACTTTGCTTGACTGCTGTCGGTGTCCGGTGCATCACCATGCTTTACACTGAAAAGATAGGCCATTACTTCATGAGTAGCCGCATCAATGTCAAGTGAAAGTTGTTCTTCGAACCCGAAACGATCACCATTAAAAAGGAACCTGGTTGAAGCAATTCCAATGATGGAGCCTTTTACCGAAAGTGATCCTGATACGTTGCATCCTTCATTGCCGTCTGAACCGGAAATTGAAAATCCTGAGACTTTCACCGATTCATTCACTGTCTGCTTGCAATTCTCAAAGTGTTTTTTCAATGCTTTGAATGCACCCGATTCACTAGCTGTCGTGAAAAGACTTTCGTGAAAAGCAATGTCGAGTTGATTGAGCCCATGACCTGCAATCAGGTATTTCTTCAATGTCTCAAATGCTTCACGAAGATCAGAATGCACATAGTGTTTTGGTATTTCGTCGAAAATTGATTCATCTGTGGAATAACTCACTTCGAGTTTACCATCAGGGCGAATCTTAGCCCTTTGAAGTTTAAAGCCTTTCGGGGCTATCATGGTGTTAAGTGCCATTTTTATTTGAGTTGTTTATGAATTTACAATCCGTTATCTGCGTCACTCATACAAATGTGGCCATGACCAGTTGGCCCAAGATCACCACCTGTTTGATGATAGTGAAAGTTTTTTTCAACCTCAATTTCTACTTCGGTTTTCTTCCGGTCAAAGTGTACCGATTTAAACCATCTTGCACCTCCATTTATATGAATGCAAACGCGGTCTTTATTCCATCCAAACACTTGGAATTCTTGAGTTCTTTTCAGTTCAGAATCTATGTTGTCAGAATTACAAACTATTGTGCTTCCGAACGGTGAATTTTTAGGGTTTATCATTTTCATTTAGAATTTTGTAGCAATTATGTTTTGTTTCATCTCAATCAGGTAGAGTGAATATTCTTGCCTGAGTTCCTTTTCAATCAACATCAGGATTGTTTCATAGCGAAATTGAATCTCTGGAGTAATCATTTTGAAACATTTTCAATCATTGTGGCTTTCAAAAATACTTCAGGTGGTACAGACTTCAACTGTTTGTTTTGGTGCCTCCACGCTTCATTTACATGGCCAATTTTCTTCATGTTTTGACCTGCGTAATGAAACAGTATTCTGTGGTTGTTCAGAATATCATAGCTGTCGTCTGAGTTCTTGAAAAATTTCATGGTCTATAAAATTACTGTTTGTACAACGTCCAGTGAGTTTCTGTGTTTAATCTCATCTTTAATTCCTCTTGCCGCCCTTTCGTAACTATGCGAATAATCAAGCGAGCAATATTGCCTAGTAGAATAAAATAAATAACTCGGTTTCCACTCGGTTTTTTTAATCACAAGTTCATCATTTCCATGCTCGTTTATCTCATAACTAACGTCGGTAGCACGAAGTTCCTCAACGTGGAACCTTACTGTGCCGTCACCATAGGTTTTTTTCACAATCCTAAAGTAATCAGGAATTTGAAAAGTTTCTTTCTCTTTTTTGGTTCCGAAAATCGCTTTGAAAATATTCATTGTTCTAATTTTAAAATGGTGTGTCTTCGTTTGATTTTGATTCAATCCGGTTGTCTGGATGTGGAACATTGCCTTGAAGGTCTGCAAATCCTGTTGTGTGAGCAATGAACCTTACTTTCTTTGCCGCAATCTTTCCGTTCCTGTTTTTTGCAATGATGATCTCCGCTGAACCTGCGGTTGAATTTCCGTCCTTATCTCTGTGTTCGTGGTGGTATTCAGGACGGTAAATAAATTTTACAACGTCCGCGTCCTGTTCCAAACTTCCTGATTCTCTCAGGTCCGATAACACCGGACGCTTTTCACCGCGTTTCTCCACATCCCTTGAAAGTTGTGACAGCGCAACAACCGGAACATCCGATTCCTTCGCAACTTGTTTCAATCCTCTGGATATGGTCGAAATTTCCTGCTCACGATTCTTGAAATTTCCAGACGTAGAAGATCCATCAGTCATCAGTTGAACGTAATCCACGAACACGACTTCAATTCCGTATTTTTCTTTCATGATCGAGGTTTTTGACCTCATATCCATGATTGAAAGTGCCGGAGTATCATCAATGTAAATTGGAAGATTCTCAATTTTACCAAGGTTCGCATGTAGCCGTAAAAGTTCCGCTTCGCTCAGTTTTAGGCTCATTAGCGTTTCTGTATTCAGATCCGCAATCTGTGCAGATATGCGATAAACAAGTTCGGCCATTGTCATTTCGAGCGAGAATATTAGAACAGGTATTCCCATCAGCGCAGCTATTACGGCTCCGGTAATCATGTACCCAGTCTTTCCTACTCCGGGCCTTGCGGCAATATAGATCAAATTTCCTTTTTTGTAGGTAATAACCATGTCAACTGTTCGGATTCCGGTAGTAACTCCAGGTTTATAGTCTTCATCCTTCATCCGTCTTTCAATATCGTCGAGCATTGGTTTGACAAGTTCAGCAACTTTCGCCGCTTGTTTCGATACGTTCATACCTTGGATATCCGAAATACGTCTTGCCGCTACTGCCAGCAGATTAAAAATGTCGGTTCCTTCTTCATAGGACAATCTTTGAAACTCATTTGAGGCTGCAATCAGTTCGCGTTGCATGTACGTCTGAACGATTACACGGGAATGGACCTCAATGTTGGCTGTAGAAGAAACCTTGTTTGTCAGCTGAGAAATAGTCAAAGGACCACCCACATTTTCAAGATTTCCAGATTTGCGAAGTCTTTGAACAACAGTCAACATGTCGATGGTTTCTCCGGCCTTGTACATTTCAATCGCCGCTTCAAAAATCAATTGATGTTGGTGCTTATAAAAATGTTCGGGTCTGAGAACGCCAGAAACCTTCCGTAAAGACGACATCTCAAGTAAAACGGCTCCAAGTACAGCCTCCTCGAATTCAACAGCCTGTGGAGGCAATTTCACAAGGAAAATCGATTCGTCGTATTGGGGTTGTATTTTTTTATTTCTCGGTGTCATTAGTTAGCCTCTGGGTAAATAGAAGATGGTTTGTAGATTTTTTCCTGTAACACTTCATTGTTGGCTTTATTCATAAACACATCAATGTACATGATGCCGTCCTTATTTTTTTTGATTAACTTGGAAGGAGAAAGGAAATTTGATTGCCAAAATGGATCTGTGCGCGCATAGGTGACAGAAGATTTTATGTCGTCTTTAGTTTTACCAAGTGACCGGAGTTTACAGTACACATTTGACCAGTCATTTTTCATTTTGTCGTTAACGGTCAACTTTGCTGGCTTGTGATTGTTTAAAAACCAATCAACAAATTTCAAACCTTCATCTTTAAATAATCCTAATTCTACATTTGCATCCTTATCCTCATCTACATCCTCATCCTCATTAGCTTTCTTTTCGCTTCGTTTTCGCTTCGTTTTCGCTTTTAATTCGCTTTCATTTGGCTTCCGTTTCGCTTTATTTCCATTCTTCCATTTTACCATGTTTGCCTCTAAATTAGGCTTGATCAGAATGAAAATTGTTTTGCTCAGTCCTGTCAATTCAATCTCATTGAAATTAAGTGAAAATTCGAAAATAGCAGCCCAAACTTCTGCTTGGTTTTCTTTTGGAAGCTCTTTTATAGCCTCGTAAAAACTCCGGTAAATTACTGTTGAGTCTCTCATAGAGCAGTGAAAAAAGGATACCCCCACACGCAAAGGCTTATCCACGCTCCGAAAGGAGTTTTGGCAATGCGGCAGGGGTATTTGTGTAGTTTTTTCATCGTGAATAAGCGTTGCAATAGTAATTCAATCAGTGCATGAAGTCAAAATAAAGTTGGATTGTTCTTTGAAAGTTCTGTTTTAGCGTATCCACCACCGCAAGCTCAAAGAACTTATCAGGAATACTTTTCATGTACTCCATACAGTCGATATTGAATACCTCGCTTACTGACATAACATCTGTGTTGCTTGCCATTCCAATTGACTAATTTCTTTAGACAGCCTTACAATGTCGTGTTGTCTGCTGTGATTCTTCGCCAACTTCAAAAAGTATTGACGAGTATTGATTTCGGATATGATTGTTTCTCTGGTCATGGATTAAAAGTTTTCTCTGTCTTGGCATTCTGTTATGTCGAATATTCTGTCCTTACCTCCCAAATTTGATAAAACAAGGCTAAGATTAGAAGAATAATAACCATTATTACTTCCGTATCCAGCAATCCTCACTGAGTGTCCATGAATAGGGATCAATTCAATACCATAGCCCGGTATTCGTTTGAAGAATTCATCATTGGTCAGGTCAAATTGAAGACCTTCAAAATCTTTAATTTCCAAATCAGCAAATCCAAGCCAGTGATTTTCACAGCAATCATCTTCATGATAAGAGCAAAGTGTAACTCCATTTTCAAAAGTTATCGCATCCGAATCAACCGTAATGACTTTAAGACGTTTCATGTTATGAGTATTTAAAAGTTTGTATTCAAGTAGTGCCGGCAAAGAATTACCCTGTTACGCATCATTTGTATTTCTTCGTCATTCCGTTCAACAACGAATTCTTTGATGCGATCTCCAGGACTTTTTAAACCTGTCCAATCTCTGTTTTCCAAATCAACATTTGGATTTTCCCTTCTGAACATATCAATGTCGAAGATGTTGTTTTTCTCCAGGAGAATGATCTTTTCACGATACCGCTCAAAGTTATCTGAAGAATCATCAGGACAACCCATTTTGTAATACAGATTTTCTTTCATCTTCAATAGCTGGTAGTAAGGTGTATTTACTAAACAGTACACAGTTGTCCATCGATCAGCACCAAACAAATCAATGTAGGTCATGTTCTGCCAATAGTAAACATCGTCGAGTTCTTTCTTATACTTTGGAAAGGTCATGATGTCTTTGGAACATTTGGTGTCAAATCCTTCTACACATTTTCTTTGCTTGTCACCTACAAAAAAATCAGGTTCACCGGTAAAGAAATCATTTGTCAATCTTTCCTTGTTCTCTTTGAATATCCGTTTTTTACCTGTCTGAGAATTGAGATACAAATTGTAAAGAGTAACCGCTGCACTTTGACCGATGATTCCTTTCTCCATAGTATCAACTGTTACATCAGGTCGGAATCCCCAATAGTTCTCAGAGGCAAGTTCATGACAAAAAGTTACGATTCCTTTCATCTGAGTTTCTGTGAGGTTGTTTCCTTTGTCCAGATAGGACATGATTCTGTGCATAGATGATGCGCGCACTTTGAGGTTTGAGAAGGTTGTCATTTCCACTTTTGATTTTGTAATGATGTGGCAAGATTGGTTACTTGCACACATCATCACGGGGTTTGCTTACTGTTTAGACTTTGCGAAACTTACAACTTTGTCGAGCAAGTTGACAATATCGTTGAAGTTCTTTTGATTCTTCTTCGACTTGAATGTGTACTTGCTTTTAATGGAGTCAATTTCTGAAATCAATTCTTCGAATTTGGCCTTGTCGCCCATTGAAAGCCTTGCTTCTTCTTCTGCTGCAGCGTTATCCTTTGCTTCCTGTTCTTCGCGTTGTTTGGCTTTCAATTCATCTTCCAGGCGTTTTCTTTCCGCTTCTGCCTTTTCACGTTCTTCTTTTGCTTTGCGCTCAATCTCATCACGTTCGGCCTTTGCTTTTGCCTCAGCTGCTTTGCGCTCATTTTCTGCCTTTTCACGTTCTGCCCTCAATGCTGCTTCTGCCTGTTCTCTTTCCTTCTTCATTTCGGCTTCACGTTCTTCGGCTTCTTTTCTCAATCGTTCGTTTTCCAAACGTACACGTTCGCGTTCTTCCTGTTCCAATCTTTCACGCTCAATCCTTTCTTCTTCTAATCGTTTCGCTTCAGCAATTCTGCCATCATAAGCCAGCCTTGAATCGTTCAGCAACTTGTCGAAATTCTCATCAGGCATCAATGACAAATCCATGAATTGAGTATCAACTTCATAATGAGAAAGTAAAGCAATCCTTTCCTGTTTTCTTTGTTCACGACGTTCAGCCTCTTTTCTTTCTTTGAAAGTTTCCTGCTCACGAAAAAATTCTTCCAGTGTATTGATCTCAACAGTAACGGTACGTTTGATTTCATCAAGTGCTTTGCTATAAGCCAATGAATCCGCTTTCAATTCCTTGTGTTTAGCATCAACACCCTGCGTTCTAACCTTCACAAGTTTTTTTCTCATTTCTCCGGCCTTAGCCATCAAATCAGTTTGAGTCTCATTGGTTACAACAAGATCATTTGCCAATGCTTTGATCTCGTCTACTTGTTGATAGAATTGACTGAACGCTGAGTGAAGAACAACTTTGGTTTCATTCACAAGTCCAGCTTTATCAAGCACCGTATTCAGTGCGTTTGTGTTTGTCTCTGACATAGTATTGATTG